TGGCCTATCAGTTCTCCAAGGCCCAGGATTACAACGGCGCGCAGGGCGACGGCACCAGCGCCTATGCCGGCGTGATCGGTTTCCTGTACGCCTTGGCGGTGGGCAAGAACGGCATCGTGCCCTCGGCCTCGCTGGTGACCCCGGCGGCCGGCAACGGCGTCGATACCTTGGCGGCCCTCGTGGCGGCCACGGTCGCCAACGGCGGCGGCCTCGCCTCGTGGAACAAGCTGCTGGGCCTCTTGCCGATCTACGCCGAAGGCCGCGCCAAGTTCTACATGCACAAGAGCGTGTTCTGGCAGGCCATCGCGCCCATCATCGAAGCGGCCGGCGGCAATATCGCCATGTACTTCACGTCGGGCATCCCCCTGAAGTTCCTGGGGTACGACGTGGAGATGATGCAGGCCATGCCCAACGCCTCGCAGATCGCCGGCATCGGCGTCAACGGCGCCAACGGCGTGGCGGCAGCCGCAGCGCAGAGCGTGGTGGCCGTTCTCGGCGACATGCTCTACACCTGTTTCATGGGCCAGCGCCGCGAGATGAAGGTGATCACCAGCAACGAGCGATTCATGGAGTACGACCAGTTGGCGATCCAGGTTTCGCAGCGTGTCGCTATCAACAACGTCGTGGGCGACTCGGTTGCCCCGGCGCTTCAGGCCGGCCCGATGGTGGCCTTGACCTTGCCGAAGACGTAATCGCAAGCGCGGAGAGCAGGGAGCGGGGAGAGGACGAATCCCGAGCCCCGCACCAGGTTCTCCGCCCCTTCCAATCCGATCCATTTTTTCCGAAAGAAAGAACCATGAATTCCGCAGACGCCACTTATCAGCAGGTGCTGCCGCCGGCCTCGGTGACCGGCAACGCCGCGCCGCAGGTCATCGACACCAACGGTTACGAGTATCTCGAATTGGTCGTCGAACTGGGCGCAGGCCCGGCGACGACGGCGATGACCGTGCTCAAGCTGCAAGAATCCGACGTGGAGGGCAGCAGCACGACCCTGACCAACGGCACCGATGTCCCCGGCTGCATCGCCGGCACGTCGCTCACCTTGGCCGCCCCCACGTCGCTCTATCCGGAGACGCCCACCAATCCGGCGTCGGCGTTGCCGGCCAACAACAACGTGCTCATCCTCTTCAATGTGGACTTGAAGGGCCGCAAGCGGTTCTTGCTGCCGATCATTTCCACGGGCGCCGCCCAGGCCACGCTGCTGAGCGCCATCGCTCGCCTCTCGCGCGCCGAAGTCGCTCCGCACTTGCCTTCGCAGCAGGTGCCGACGAACGGCCTGGTGCTCGGCAACCCGCCGCCGGCCTATACTTCCAGCGGCACCTGATCGTCCTCCGAAACCGCGGCGGCGCCCTTCTTGCGCCGTCGCGGTCATTTTCTTCCGAAAGGCCCCTGTTCATGACGAAAGTCCGATTCACGAAAACCGCCGGCCTGCACGACGCCGGCTTCGTTACCGACGTGCCGCCCTTGGTGGCGGCCAAGATGGTCAAGCAGAAGCGGGTGGAGCTTGTCCCCGAGCCGTCCCGCGCCGAGAAGATGGTCCCGCAGCGTCAACCCGAGCGAATGAAGAGGCGGTAAGTCGTGTCCTACCATCGCACCCAAGAGCGGCTGATTACTCCCCCGGCGGTCGAACCCATTTCGATTACCGAGGCCCAGCAGCACTTGCGCCTCGAAGGTCAGTTTGACGCGGATTATGTCATGTCGCTCATTACGATCGCCCGCCACACCCTGGAAAAGTGGTGTTGGTCCGCCTTCGTTATGCAGACATGGCAGTACTGGTTCGACCGCTTTTGGTGGGAAATGTTCATTCCCCGCGGGCCCATGCGCGTGGGCTGGAACGCGGCTGGGGCAAACGATCCGATGCGGCCCCAGGAAGGCACCAACTGCGGCGGCATCGTATGGGTCAAGTACCTGAGCCCCGGCGCGGCCAATAACCCGGCCGCCCTGATTACGCTGCCCACGTCGGTCTATGAAACGAGCGCGCAGAACGAACTGCCCTTTCTCCGCCAGGCGTTTTTGCAAACGTACCCGGTGACGCGCGGCTATCGGGACGACGTGACGCTCCAGGTCGTTCTCGGCTACGGGCCGAATCCGCAAGACGTGCCCTTGCCGCTCCGCCAGGCGATGAAGCTCCTGCTTTCGCACCTGTACTACAACCGCGGCGAAGTCCCCGCGGCCGTGCCGCCGGCCATTGACCACCTCATCACCCCCTACCGTCTGCGGGAGTTTTGAGCATGGCCGAACAATTCTTCGCGCCGCCGCAAATCGGCAAATTCACCAAGCGCATGGCCGTTACTGCCGTGTCCACTACCGACACGCCGGACGGCGGCACGGCGGAGACGCCGGCTGTCATCGCGTACCTGTGGTGTTCGATCGAGCCTTTGACCGGTCAGCAGCTTTGGGTCGGCAAGGCCCAACAGGACAAGGTGAGCCACTTGATAAAAGCCGTATGGCAGCCCGGCATCCGGCCGCAGATGAAGGGCATCTATAACGGCCGGACGTTCAACTTCACGTCGGTTATCGACAAGGGCGAGCGGCACGTCGAGCTTGAAATTCACGCCACCGAGGTAATCGAGCCGGCGCCATGAGCTTCACCAACCTTTACACCGCGATCAAGACAATCCTGCTGGCCGACACGCCAACGCAGAATGCTTTGCAAGGCGGCAAAATCTGGGGGGCCTGGCCGCGGACCTACGCCACGCCCTGCCTCGTGATTGAAGTCGATAAGGACGACGAGCAAAACGACCTCTCGGGCACCAGTGCCAGCGGCATGCTCATTTCGGACGTGACTATCACCTGCCGCGGCGGCGACGGCGAGGGCAGCGGCGACGGCCTGGCCGATGCCTGGGCCCTCTGGGCGGCCGTCCGCGCGGCCCTCCGCGGCAAGACGATCAACGGCATTGATTTCGTGCTGGACGACACGGCCGATAGCAACATGCCCAAGAACGAGGGCAGCACGCTCCATTGGTACGATCGGGTGATGAGTTGGTCGACAACCCGCATGGAGGCCGGCGCATGACCAGCATGGCACTCAGCGGCCTGGATGCAGTTCGCAAGACGCTCGGCGCGCTGAAGGACAAGGGCGTCAAGAAGGCGGCCAAGGCGGGCATTGTCGCCGGGTTGCAGCCGTTGCTTTCCGCGATTCGCAGCGAAATTAACGGCGCGCCGATCAGTGCTGAACTGAAAGCCGAAGTTCGGGCCACGCTCGGCAAGCGGCTCAAAAAGGAGGGCGACGATTACCTGGGCAAGGCCGGCTTCGGGGTCGGCAAGGCCAATGCCGGCAAGAAGGCCAAGGCCGCGGCTCGTCACGGCACGAAGGGCGGTGTCGGGATTTCGACCGCCAACGTGCATTGGTTCGTGCTCGGCACGGCGGAGCGTGCTACCGAAAAGGGGCATCGCACCGGGAAGATTGAACCGATGCTGGCGGGGTTCGTTGCCAAGGCCGCGGAACAAGCTGGTTCACGCATTACGTCGGCGGCGGCCGACAAGATTTCCAAAGTTCTGGCCGCTGAGGCCCTCAAGAAAGGATCGTAAGCATGACAATGGCAGCCTTACCCGTATCGTGCAAAGGCACGGTGCTTGAACAATTCGTGTCATCCGCCTTCGTTGTAGTGGCGGGCGTGATTTCCCTGGACCTTCCCCAGCCCGAGGGCGAGACCTACGAGGCCGATTATCTGGCCAATGCCGGCTACGGTATCCCCTATGCCGCCACCGGGCGTATCGAGGGCGGCAAGTGTTCCGGGGAACTATGGCTTGATCCCACCGGCAGCGGCGGCAATCAATCGAGCGCCCTGGCTTTGCTGACGACGCCCAACATGAACAGCCCGGCCGCCAACACGGCGGCCAGCAGTGCCAGCCAACAAGCCTGGCAGATTGTCTTCAAGGGCAATCCGTTTGCCAGCCCTTGGCCCGCTTGGATGTTCTACGGCGCGAACTTTTCCATGGGCGGCGCGGCGGCCCTCAAGGAAGGGCTCAAGGGAAAGTTTTCGATCAAGCTCTCGGCCCCGACAACGGGCGGCCCGGTGACGTTCACCACCGCCACGGTTTGACGTATTCGGCCGCGGGCGTTTCGGTGCGGACCTCACAGTGGCATCCGTGCCGATCGCCAGCGGCCGTGACACTTGCCCCTGCGCCCCTGTTTGCACTGGAGAGAGAACGTGAAAGCAAAAACGATTCGGCCGCTCAACACGCACAAGACCCCGCAGAATCCCGAGGGCGTCTTGCCGGCGGGCTCTATCGACGCCGGCCCCGAGTCCTGGAAACTGGTCGTCCACGGCGTAGCCATCCCCGAGGATGAAGAATGCCGGCTGAAGGTCAACATGACGCCGGAGCAAATGGCCGAGAGGCAGCGGACCTACAACCGCCTGGCCGCCGGCATCCATCCCGACGATTGGGAAGCCTTCGACCGCGGCGAAATGATCGGCTACGACGAACAAGGCCGCAAGGTTCCCGGTCCCAACTTCGCCGGCAGCCTGGCCGACTTCGAGGCCAGCGCCGACGCTTCGGAAGGTGAGGTGCTATCTTGAGCGAGACCGCGAATCAAGATCCCCAGTTGCTTTCCCGTGACGAGCTGCTCAGCACTTGCGAGCGGCGCTTCAAGACGGTCGGACCTTTGCCCGTCCGCGGCGGCCACGTCCGCCTGCGATCGTTGACTGAGGCCGAGGCCAGCGCCTACGAGGCGGCCAGTTACGACGCCGGCAAGCTCGTCAGGGCCCGCATGGAGGATGCCAACCGCCGCTATATCGCCTTGTGCCTCGTCGATCAGGCGGGCAACCGGCTGCTGGGCCCCAGCGACGTGCCCAAGCTGGCCGCCTGGGACCGAGCCGACATGGCGTTCGTCTATACGGCCGCGCGGGACCATGTTGATGCCAAACGGCCGCCGATGGAGGCCGTTGAAAAAAACTCCGAGGCGACACCCGCCGCCGTCTAGCCTTTCGCCTGGCCAGAGGAGCCGGGCGATTGGACGTGGACCGGATGCTGGCCGCGGTGTCGCCTGAACAGTTTGACGAGTGGGTCGCGTTCGACAAGATTGAGCCCGATCCCTTGGAGAAAATCCGCGTCATCCTGAAATACGGACTGTCGGCCTTGACCCAAGGGCTGCCGGTGAAACCCAATGACCTTGACCCTGTACACGTCGAGGCGGCGCCGGCCGTGAACAACGTCAGCCCGCAACAGGCGGTGGCACTACTGCGAATGGCATACGGAGGATAGACGTGGCTTCAGCGATCGGCGATTTGGTTGTTACCCTTGGGTGCGACAATAATACCTTCGTTGCCGCCTTGAACGGCTCCGGGGCAAGCCTCGACGAATTCGCCGGCCATACCCGCGGCGGCTCCCACGCCATGCAGGAATTCGCCGAGCATTCCGAAGAGGCCGGCGGCCACGTCGCTGGGGCGAACCGGGCCTTCAAGTTCCTCGGCAAGGAAGTCAAGGAACTCGGCGAGGGGTTGGGGGGCACGGAGAGCGCCCTGGGCGGGACCGTCACCACCCTGGGAGAAACGGTTACCGGGCTGGGTGAGGCCATGCACGGCTATCATGCCTTGCACACGGCCATCACCGTCGCCACCGGTGCGCAAGTCTTCCTCAATTCGATTTCCCCGCTGGGCTGGGTGGCCCTCGCGGCCGGGGCCATCGCCGTGGGCTATGCCTACGTCACGATGAGCAGCCATGCCGAGACGGCGGAAGAGGCGACCAAGCGCGTCAAGAAAACCTTGGGCGAACTGGACGCCTTGCACGGCGCCGCCTTCGAGCGCGCGGCGGGCGAAAAGACCAAGGAGCTTCAATCCAAGATCGACGAGGCTCAGAAGGTTGCCGAAGAGCATACCGACATGAAGATCGGGGCCATTGCCGGCCCGCTGGGCATGGCGGCCGGCTACCTCTACGAGCAGCACGCCATCGAGTCGGCCAAGTCGGCCCTCGACGAATTCAACGAGGCCGCCGCCAAGCACCGTCAGGAAGAGGCCGCCAAGTCCGCCGACTCCGCTTTGGATCACATGGTCGAACAGGCGGAGAAGCTCAACAAGACGCCCCTGGAGGAATTCATTGAGCAGCTCCGCAAGTCGGGACGAACCGCCATCGAGCAGGCCAAGGAGATTGCCCAATTCAAGGAAGCGGCCGCGCGGGTAGACGAGGCCCATGCGGCCAAGGCCCTGGCCAAGAAAGAAGAGGAGATGCGGGAATCGGGGATGACCGAAGGGCAAAAGTACGTCGCCCACTTCAGCGAAGAGAACCCCCACGCCACGGCCGCCCAAAAGGAACTTGCCGAGCAGCAGGGTGCGCGGGAAGACGCCATCAAGAATCAGGCCCGTTTGCAGAAGGAGACCGACGCCGAGCGGCTGAAGGCGGAGGAGAAAGTCCACAGTCTGGTGGACTCGCTGAAAAGCCCAATGGACAAGCTGATCGACGATGCCAAACAACTCAAAGAACAACACGCCCGCGGCCTGCTCAGCGATTACGACTATTCCACCGGCATGTCGGCGCTGCAGGCCAAGGGCGAAAAGGAAACGGCCGTCAAGGAGAAGGCGAAAGACGAGGGCCCGGCCGCGGCCCTGGACTTCGGCAGCGCCCAAGCCTACGAGGCGATTTACAAGGCCATGAATCCCGAGGAGAATCAGCCGGCCAAACAGACGGCGGAGAACACGGCCAAGATGCACGTCCTTCTCGGCGAAATTGCGGACGGCCTCAAGAACACGGTGCGACTAGGGAGCTAGAACCATG